CGGAGAGCGTCGTTTTTTTCTCCGCCTCGGGCAAACTGTCCGCGTCGATGGCCTGCGAGATCTCCGTCAGCGTTGCCTTCGCCGACCAGTCGGCGAGGTTCAGCTGCTCGGTCACGCTGCACAGATACCGCCGCATGCTCTCCAGCTGCTCCTGCGTCGTCTTCCCCGCGATGGACGGGTATGCAAGTGTCAGACTACCCATGTTGCACCTCCCGTCTTACGCATCGCTTCCTGCCTCCAGGACTCGCGCCAGACTGAACAGCTTCATCTCGCCCTTTCCCGTCAGCCGGAACTTCAGATGGTCACACCGCGCCGGGCGAATGGGCAGCAGGAACGTCCTGAGGCCTCGCCCCTCGATATGCCCGCAGTGCCGCCAGACGCCGTCGGAATCGTACTGCACCCAGAAGTCGACGCTCGACCCCTTCGGCAGCTGCATGCGCAGATTGATGCGCGAGACATATTTCTTCCCGACGAGTCCATACGTCATGATCCCCGTTTCCGCCATCCAGCCTACCTGGCCTTCCAGCGTCCCGACGCTGCCGTACACGGTTTTGAGTGTCCCGTCCTCAAGGAAATACAGCTCATCGTCCACCCGCGCGAAGTCCGCCGCGTGGGTATCGTCCTCCCTGTGCCATAACCCCTTGCGCGTGTCGTAGACGAACAGCGACCAGTTATGGCCTTCATCCTCCATGCTGATGAAGTACTTCCCTCTGGCGCCGCCGGCCACGGCGTTGTAGTAGAGCTTCGTCCCGAAGCAGCTTCCGATTTCGCTCGGCAGACTCCCGTCGTACACACAAACGCCCATCCGCGATTTGTAATACAGCCGGTCATCCACCACGACCAGGCTCTTGCTTGACCCATTCTGCACGCCCGCGCACTTCTGCACGACCACCTGATGCGCGCCCGTCGCCGACGGATACACCCGATGGAAGCAGTCTTCCTTGAAGAAAATCGGACTGTCGGCCAGCGTCGCCGCGCCGGTCCACTTCCCGTCCGTGCCGCAGCTCGCGCGCCACGAATCCGTCGACACGCCCTGGTAGCACTCCCAGTTCTTAAAATCGCCCAGCTTGCAGCAGTAGATCTCATTGACGGTCTCTCCGTCCGCCACACCGTACTTGCAGCCCCACAGCCGGTTCCCGCTCTCGGTGATGAAGTCCATGCTTGGGACCTTCCGCGCCGTCTTTACCGTCCCGCTCGTCACCTTCGTCGTCTCGTCGACGAGGCCCACGATCACGAGGTAGCTCTCGCCCACGTCGTACAGGATCTGACTGCCGTTGAGCTTTTCGACCTGCTCGTTCCCGGTCAGCCCCGAAAGCCGGATGCCGTCGTATTGCTTAAAGCCCTTCCCGATGCCGTTCGCGGAAAGCTTCAGATACACCGTCGGCACGGATACCCACTGGCTCGTCGCCTCCGCCCACTGCTTGAGCGTGTGGAGCTTGCCGGACGTGTCGAGCCAGTACTGCCCGTTCGACGGACTCTCCGGCTGGCTGGCCTGCGTGTAACTGACCGTCAGCGCCGTCCCGTCGACAAGACACAGGGAAATGTCAATGTTCGTGCTTGCCGCGTTGACGGTGTTCTCCTGCCCCATGTACCCATTGTCAGAATACTTCTCGGTGTTGAAGTAGATCCCGTCCGGGAAGATGCACAGATACGCGCCCATGGAAATGAGCTGCTTTTCCCCCGCCGAGATCGACACAGACGGCATATACGCCTCCATCGAAGCGCCGTTGATGTACAGCGTATTGTTCTGCACCCAGCACAGCGCATCCTTCGCCAGAATGCCCTGCACGCCCTCGATCGCCTGCGCCGTCCCTCTCCTTGGCCGCGGCGCGAGCAGCGGATAATCATCCGCCGACAGATTCTCCATGTCGTAAAACTCCCCGTCCGCCAGCTCGAGGTTGTGGTTGTATCCGAGAAAGACCTCCGTCATCATGGTCTGCTTCTCAGTCTCCGTCAGTTGTGGTGCCAGCATGGCCTTACCTCCGTTTCATCATGTCCAGCGGATCAAAAAGGATCCGCTGCTCTTTCACCGCGCGGATCGGCTTGATCGGCCGCGACATGCAGAAATATCTCCATTCGTCCGCGACGTGGTCTTCCATCTTCGTATCCAGATCTTCTGCCCGATGCTCGTCATAAATCAGCGTCGGGATCGTCCGGATGAACGCCCTGCAGGTGTTGAAGACATACATCCGCGGATATCCGTCCTCGTCAAACTGCAGCCGGTAGTGGCACTGCATCCAACCTGCAATGCGTTCATTGTCGCCAGGCGTAAAAAATACGCCGTACCGCGCAGCCGTGTCTGCGACCGATTCTCCGCGCGACGCATCCCAGATCGCGGGGTCCGCCACGCCGATGATGGTTTTCCCCTTGAGCCACGGGTGCTGCATCTCCGTTTTGTGGATCTCTTCAAACTGTTTGTCCGGTGTCCACTTTACGCCCTCGTTCGGCGTCCGCGTGCAGCCGTACAGCTCCATGATCCGGTAGATCGTCCCGTCATAGTCGACCGCCCACCATGCGCAGGAAAACGGCTTTCCATAGCCAAAGTCGTAGCTCCGGCAGATCGTCCATCCGTCCGGAATCTCAAACGGCTCGATGACATGCGTCCAGCGCCGGTCCTTGTAATGCTCCGGCACGTCCCGGAAGTCCTCGAAGAACTGTCCCTCATAGACATCCCAGCGGCCATCCTTCCACGCTGCCCGCAGCGTCGGCGGCAGATTCTCCAGCTCGCGTAGGTAGGCAGGCTGCGTATCCATGAGGGCCTTGTTGTCCTCCACCTTTGCCTGAATGAAGAAATAGTCATCCGGGTCTTCATCGGGATTGAAATTCCGATCGACGAAGACACGCTTGAAGTATGCATGCCCCGGACCGCCGGGGTTCAGCGTGTAATACGTCCGCTTTGGAAATCCATTTGTTCCGCGCACGCAGAGATTTATCTTGCGGATCCAGCTTTCCTGCAGCTGTCCGGCCTCGTCGATGAACACCACGTCATATTCCGCGCCCTGATACTGCCCCAGGTCCCCTTCGTTTGCGCAGTATCCGAAAGAGATCGTCGACCCGTTCGGGAAGCGAAACATTTTGTCCGACCGGTTGTATTTTGCGAACCCGGCCAGCTCCGCTGTCAGCTGCTCGATGTGGTTATTCTGCAGCTCCTTGTATGTCTTTCGGACGATCAGGATCTTAATGCCCGGATACCGGAATGCCAGCAGCTTCGACTTTGTCCGCACGGCCCAGCTCTTTCCGCCGCCGCGCGCGCCGCCATAGGCGATGTGCCGGTGTTTGTCCTTGAGGAAGAGTGTCTGCTTCGGCTGCGCCCGCCCGAGATCCATCGTTCTCATTCGCTCGCGTCCTCCGCGTCACATTCCAGCAGCACACGCGGCGTCTGATCCTGCTTTTCGTCCCCGGCGTCTCTGCGATACCGGAACCCATACTCCAGCGCGAACTGCGCGCCCCGCTGAGAATCCCGGTCAAACAGTCTTTCGGCCGTATATTGTTCCACGCGCGTCTGCGCGCGCGAAATCGTGTCCATAAATTCTTTCCTGGCCTTGTAGTTGTACAGGCTCTGCCTGCTGGAAAAGCCCAGCGCCAGCGCAAGCCCCGGTATCGTCGGCGGCTTCCGCCCCACCCAGACCGGAGTCCCGTCTTTCTGGTTGAAAACGATGTCCCCGTCCTTATCCCGCAGGATCTCTCCCTTGCAGCTCTCAAAATACGCCTCGATCAGCCCTTCGATCTGCTCCACGGATTCATACTTCGGTTTCCTCGCCATGGCTCACGCCTCCCTTCTGCTTTTCAGCATAGCGTATCCGGAAAATCTTTTCACCCCACGCACGCAGAATGAGCGCATACGGCGTTCCGCATGCGCTTCGGCTCTCATTCTGTTCTTTCGTAGTATCGGAGCTTCGCCGCCGCGATGCTGCACCGCACGTAGTCAAAGCTGGCGCAGTATCGCGTGATGTAGTCTGACGTCTCCCGCCTCTCAGGAAATGCGAGCACGCATTCTCCCTCACAGCGTATCGTCTTTTTCCCGGCTGCCTGCCAGAATGGGCAGATATACTCCCTGTGCCAGTAGTCGCTCGTCCCTATCACCCTTTCGTCTTAAAACCTTACGCATATACAAGGTTTAATTTAAGCGGCTCCCGTTCCGCTTGCTCTCTGATCTTGGGTCGACTACATACTTATAATATTGATACCCGTACTTTGTCGTCCGGGCCTCTACGAGGACGTAACCTCGCGGGGCGACGGGCGGATGCTTGGGGCTGTACTCGCGCACGGCCTCGGTCGCAGGTTCCGGCTCTGGGCGGATACAATTTCGCGTCGCCTTGTACCGGTGGCCGCCGAATTCTTTTCTCCAGTGCGCATGCAGGTAACTGGCAAGTGCTGTGTAGTCCTGGCCGTGGTCGACCTTGTTTCCCTGCTCGTCAATATAATAGTTGTGCTTTCGCAGGTGCCGAACCTCGATCACGCTGCCGAGCCCCCAAAGCCCGCCGATGGCTTCTTCCGGGATCCCCTCTGTTACCAGGTGCAAATGGAAGCGATTGGTTGTTTTTCCTCTTCCGTAGAAAGCAACGATTTTGGCCTCCGGATAGTGATACTGCATGCGGCGCACAAGGTTGTCGCGCACTCTGCGCATTTCCTCTGCGGTATGTACCTCGTTTTCTGCATCCAATGTCAGGGTGGAATACAGGCTTGTTGGCGAGAAATTGTCGTTCATCAGCGCAACGAGCCGATTCAGCGATTGCTTGCTGTTGAATTCATCGCGCTCCGCCTGCGTCTGGAAGCGCGGCTTTCGCGGCTTGCTGGTCTTTTTGTCCGCGCCATCGGACACGGTATAAACGATCTGCGTACATACCGCCCCTGTAAACAGGCGGCGCTTGTGTCTCTTTGCCATCATCCACACCTCTTTCTCCCGGGGGGACAGAGCCGTCCGCCCCTACATGGCCATCTGCCCGCTCAAAGCGTGGCCGGAAATTCCGGCCATGCGTTCAACGATCATCCGGACATGTCGTGGCGCCGCGGGTACCATTTACTGCCGTCTGCAACAAGAACCCGAGCAACATCCACACTTTGTCTTTCACTTTGCCCATGCAGATAGCTTCGCCCATCATCTCGTCGTAGTTCTCGGCGCTCACGCAGCTCGAACTTTCAACGATTTCAAAGCCATTTCTAAGAACAGCCCTTACGATGGTCGTTTTTCCTCCGAGCTTTTTCACCTCATGGAATGCGATGAAATCATCAACCATCCTCTGGCTGATGCTCGGTTTCTCTGTTTTCAAGCATCCGTTCGCCAAAAGCGGCATGTACGCCTTTTCAAACACATCTGCTGGGCTAAAGCTCTCATACCCGTCCTCATACCGCACTCGGTATCCATTTTCTGTTTTCTCCGCCTCTACCATTTTTGTTCCGATGTACTTTTGCATTTTTGTTCTCCTTTCTGTGCCCATAGGCTTCGGGCTATCTGCCCGCTCAAAGCGTGGCCGGAAATTCCGGCCACAGTTTCAACGGTCAGTTCGTGTATCCGCATGCCTTGCATGTGCATACGTCTGTCTCAGCGTCCCATTCGCAATCTGATGCCCCGCATTTTGGGCAGTGCCCCCACGCACCGCGCGCTCCTTTGGGATCTGGCCCCGGCCCATTCAGCTTTGCATACCACAGATCCCGCTTCTGGCCCGGGTCTTCCCAATGTGCGGTATGCTCACGATTGTCCCCGCGTTCCTCTCTAGCCTTCTCGATCCGCATTTCCAGACGAGCAAGCTTTTGCCTTCTGGCTATCTGCACTTCCACCGGAACACCGAACAGCAGCATCATTTCTTCCAGCGCGATCTGCACGTCCGCGATCTCCTCGGCGATCTCGTCGTGGTTGTCGATCAATCCATCCCCGAGGCCGCCCCGAGCTGCAAACGTCACCCGCTGCGCCTTGCACAGCTCCTTTGTCAGCTCTGCCATCTCTTCGATGGCTACAGCGACCTGCATATCGCCGCCGAATACCTCGATTGCGGCTCGATAGATTTTCGCTGTTTCAGTCATTCTGCGCCGCCTCCATTTCCTTGCGCTCTTGCATAAATCCGTGCAGGTAGAGCTGCAGGAGCTTCTGGGCGGTGTTGATGTACTTGTTGAGATCCTTCTATCTGCAGTTTGCCTGTGGTTACGACGCGCAGGTCCGGCGTGCCGATGACCTGGATGCAGGCAGGCTCGTATTTCTGCGGGCCATCTTCCGTTATCTCAAACAGCGGAGGCGTCAGCTGGTCCATGGTGACGCTCGGCGGATATTTCTCATCCCGGAATTCGACGGACCATCCGTCATCCTCCATGGATGTCTGGAATCCGCCGAGCTCGCCATAAAACAGCTCCATAATCTTTCCCATTGCGATTCTCCCTTCAAATTGTAAGTACTTCCCGCCTCGACTGGCGGGCAAATTTGCGTTCCGGGCAGAAGCGGCATTCGGTGCAGCTCCAGGCGCCGCGGTAGTTGTTGCGCGTCGGGCAGAAGGCGTTGTAGCAGATCCCGGAGCCTGCCCGCTGCGGGCCGCGGCCGAATTTTTTCTTCTTCGGTTCGGCTTTTGGCTTTTTGGCTGGATTTTTCTTGGTGACGAGCGTGGCCGCGCGTTCTTTCCGGAAGCAGCCGCAGCTTTTTGCATGCCCGTTCCGGAGGTATTTTCCGTCCTTGCTGCAGATGGTCCCGCATTTACACCGGCAGATCCAGTGCGCCGTGTCTCCTTTTTTACTGGTATCCCGCCCGATGACGTGCAAATATCCAAAATCCGCGCCCGTCAGATCGACTACGTGTGACATTTCCATTCTCCTTTCGTCAGGGGCCGGTCTCCCGGCCCCTATGCAGGGCGGACTTGCACCGCCTGCGCCTGCGCGTCCCCCTGTCGCCGCAGACGAGCTGCCCTTGTCTGCTCAAGCAGCTTTATGAAGGAGGTAACACGATGCCGCCGGGCGATCCCGACACCCGGCGTGGGGTAACGTTGACGGTTTCCATCCGCGCGCACGTTCCACACGCGCTTTTTATCCCCGGCCCGCGGGCTTGAGGTTTCGCGGGCCGGGTGCAAAGCCGGTGGATCCTCCCGCAGCCGTCTCATGGCGGAGCGGCCGCGGCATAAGTCCGAAAAAATATGGTCCCCGGCTGATTGCTGACATCAATCCTCGGGCTGGCTAATGTTTTTGTGCCGCAGCCCGTCGGCGTTCTCGGTCAGCGGCAGCGCCTGCCGCCGCGCGTGCTCATCCGGGTCCCAGCCGCACCGCGCGCAAAGAACCGGCGCGAGCTTTGCATACGGACAGGCATTGCCCTGCTTCGGCAGCCCGCATGCCTCGCGCGGGCTGCTCTCGTTTTTTTTCTGGCATGTTAGACCTCCTGGATTTCGATCCCGAATTTGGACCGCATGAATTTGCGGTTCCGCAGGTACTCCTTTGTCCGCGTCGGCTTGGACTTGACGTCCTCGACGACGAGCTTGCCGCCGAATTTGTACGAAAAGTCCGCCGTGTACCGCACTGCGCGAATGCGCTCACCGGTTTCGGTGATGTAGCTCTCTTGCAAGGTGAACTGCGGCTGCAGCCGCAGGTCGGAGATGATCCCGGCCCGCAGCATGACCATCAGCTCGTCATAGCGCCGGGCTTCCTTCCGGCTGTCAAAGCGCAGCTCGCCGCGCTCGGCGGGCGTGCTGTGATACTTCGAGGCCTTCTTCGGCGCCGCGGCAGCCCCCGGCATCTGCTGCCGTGCATAAAGCTCCCGCATCCGCGGTGGCATGTCCGCCATGGATTCAAACCGCAGGCCGCTCATTCTGTAGCGCCCCAACTGCAAAAATTGTCCGGCTCGACTGCAGGAGCGTTGATAAAGGACGTGCGGGAAAAACACCGGCCTTCTATCCTGTAAATACAGTCCTTGCACCGCACCACCTCCGCAACATCGGCGGCGGGCAGTTCACGAATAGCCCGCAGCTGCCGCTCCGTAGTGTTAAAAAGATCCGAGTCCTGCAGCGCTGTCAGCGCTGCCTTGCGGCTGATGTATTCGTCAGGCATGGTTGGCCTCCAATTTGCCTTTGTGTTTCTTCACGAGCTCCTTCGCTAAGTTCAAGCCGACTGCAGTATAGTCAAATTCGGAGTCCCCGATAGCCGGTTCAACGCATCCTTCCGTCCCACCATATGTGCCATGATGCTGTGCGAAGTCACTTCAACGCGCAAATCTGAGATGTGCCAGCCGAAGCCGGTGGCAGCTCCAAGATACTGGTGCAGCTCCGCAGGCTCTAGGCAGGTTGGCCGCGCAGCATCCGACGGGATCCTTCCCGCGCCGTTAATGTTGATGATCTCATCGCACAGAAATTCCCCGATGACTTTGCCGTTTCCGCATTCGTAGATGTAGCACTTAAACGGCGTATCCATCTTCGGTCGTGTCCTGCGCACCTCAATGGTCTTCCGCCCTGCCATGATCTTCTGGGCCCACTCCGGGCGGATGCTGATCAAAACAGCTTTACTCATGCTTGTCTCCTTCCTCCATAAACCAAATTCCCTTTGGGTGCAAAAAGTCGCCCTGCACGATGTTTCTTTCGAGTATGTCCATCACTTGCACGTCTTGGAATCTCTCATGCACAAGAGCTTCCACTCTTGCGCGGCATTCCTGCACATTGTCATCTTGTATTTCGATGGTGTAATATGATGCGACCGCTGTTCGAACATCTTCTGCCGTCGTGCATTTTGCAAGCTTCCTTCCTATGATCTCCACTGCAAAATTGCCAGTTCCGCCGCATGGCTCAATAAATGTTTTCTCAATGTCAAACGCATGACCGTCGTTTTCCTTATCCAGCAAATCACACATGTGCTTAACCATCCACGCAGGTGTAAATACCTCGCCGAATTTCTTCACCCGCGCTTTTGACTTGATCGTATTCTCCACCATGCCTCGCGCTCCTTCGCCATCTTCAAGCAAAGTAATCAGATGTTTTGCACTTCACACCTTTTCTCCTTCCTCCGGCGCGTCCGGCAGCGGCATCCAGTGGGTGACATTGGTAACATACCTATGCGCATATACCAAAACCAAACCGTTCCCATTCCACGCCACAACCCCAGGTCGATACTGTGAAAATGGATTGTCCTTGTACCATCCAAGTACTTGAACATCTCTTTCCGGCAGCCGCTCCGCCACCGGAATCCACCTCGGCTTCTCCCGCAGCGCCGCGTTCTCGGCGGTCAGGCGCTCGATCATGTTAGCAGCCGCAAACTCGATGTATTCCCGCCGATCTTGGATTTCTCCGACCTTGCAGTTTTCGCACGCGTCGTCGTGTCCAAGCCCTTTCGCGCAGCATCGCAGCGCCTGCGCGATTTCCTTGCCTGTCATGGTTTTTCCTCCCTCCCCGGCGTCAGCTTGGCCAGCATGATCTGGCCGAGATCCGCCACATATACCAGCCGCCCGCGGCTGTACACCATCAGCTTGTCGCCCTGGATTTCCATCCGGTCAGCCTCAATGTTCGTGATATCCTGGCAGGCGTCACACACAAACCTCATACCAGCGCCCCCGGCCGGGTGTCCGGCGTGTAGTGGAGCTTGGTCGCGCGTGCGTTCTGGTGGAACTCCGGGCGGGTAAATTTATAGCCCCAGTGTTTGGCTGCGGTGAAAAGGGCCGCATAGCCGTCCTCGGCGCGGACGGTTACTTTCTGGTCTCCATATGTAACGGAAAAGTGGTTCTGGCCGGTGTATCCGGCCTGTGCGATCACGGCGGGGCACCGCGGCGCCCGCTCGCCGGGGTAATCGATGCTATTTCGCAATGTGTTTGCGCCTCCTTATCTGGTTGTCGGCATGGACCATCTGCTTTCCCGCTGCAAGATCGGGCTGCAGGCTGTCCCTGTCACGGTGGTTTACATCGTAGATGTGGTTCCGGATGCTCTCGTAGAGCGTCCATGTGCAGCACCCGGCGCGGCATGTGCCGCTTCGGTCCGGGCAGTTCCGGCCGCAGGGCGGTGGGATGGGCCGCATGCGCGGCGCAAAGTAATTCACTCCGCTTCCTCCTGTACGTGCTGCAGCCATGCCGCGAGCGTTTGCAGCGCCGTCTCGCGCTGCAGCAGGTCTTCGACCGTGTCCCGGTCGACGCGCGGCATGCTCTGCAGGATCTCCCGGTCATTGGCACAGTCATCGGCAAAGGCCAGGACGGCGTCGATGATGTCGGCCAGCTGATCCGGCCGGAGCTCGACCGTGATCTTCTGTTCGTCCATCACAGGATCCCGTAGGTCGTCAGGCCCAGCGCGATCGCGCCGGTCGCGACGCAGGCGTCGGCCATCTCCGCATACCCGGCGATCACCGCCAGCACAAAGGCCGCGCCGCCCAGCCACACGCAGCAGGTCTTCGCCACCCGCCGCATGGCCTCCCGGTACCGCAGCTCCTCCAGCAGCCGCTCCTGCCGCTCCCGCGTTTCTTCCTCCGGCTCATACCCGAGCCGTTCCGCAATATTCGTTCTCATTTCTTCTCCTCCGTTCCGTCCTGTACGCTGTCCGCCGCCTTGATCTTTTCCAGCACCAACTCGATATTCCTGCGCTCCTTCTCAATGCTCTCGAGCTCTTTCCCAATGGCTTCCCGCCTTGCTTCGCTGCCCGGCGCTCCCTCTTTGAGACGGAACGCATCCGCATCCATCCGGATCATGTTCCTTTCAAGTATCCACTTGAGATACAGCCATTCAGCCGTTGTCAGAAGCAGCTTTTTCATGCCTTCGCCTCCGTCTCTTGCATCCGCCTGACGAGCCGCGCCAGACGGGCGTTTTGTGTCACGAGCTTCTGCGCGTCCAGGTCAAGCCCCTTGCGCTTGAGCCCGTTTATGATCTGCGCCGCCTGGCACTCACACACCATCGCCGCCTCGATCAGATCATGCAGCTCCTGCGCATCCAGCGTCAGGGTGTAGGTCTTGACGTTCGCCATAATATCGACTCCTATGTACGCGCCTTGCGGCGCGTTTAATTGCTGGCCGCGGGCAGACGCCCTTCGGCTGCGGCCCGCTCGAGGATCTGCCACGCCACGCGGCGGGCAGCCTGCCGGTTGGCCTCCTTCTGCTCCGGCGTCAGCCTGCGCAGGTAGTTGTCGGCGATATACGCCGTGCAGTTTGGAAAATGATACTCGGCCACGATGTGCGGCTCTTCGTCCGCGATCGGGTCATACGGTTTTCGCATGGTTCAGCCTCCTTCCGGCGTTAGTTTTTCCATATTTTGCAGATTTACGCTGGCTGTTCTTTCTTCTCGCTCTTCGGCTGCACCATAGCAGCCATGCCCTGCATAAAGATCAGCGCTTTCTCACGCATTTCCGGCGTAAGCTTGTTGATTTCCGCCGAGATCTTCTCGGCCTGCTGCTTCTGCTCCTCTGACATTGATCTCACCTCGCTTGGTTTATTCGTTATGTATAGACTAGCATGTGATACGTATATTGTCAAGTATTATTTTATACATTTCACATATTTTCTGGTTGACAAATATGCGTGCCTGTGATACTCTCATTTCAGAAAGAAGGTGAATCCATGAACACAGTGAATGAACGAATCTCGTTTTTAATCAAAGATCAGGGTCTGACGCAGTCCAAATTTGCCGAGCGCATTCACCTGACACAAGCTCATGTCTCTCGAATATGCTCCGGCACATATGTCCCAACCGAGCGCACGATCTCGGATATCTGCCGGGAATTCAACGTCTCCCTCGCCTGGCTCGAAGACGGCGAAGGGGAAATGTATGTGCAGCGCAGCGCGAATGAGGATCTGGCCCTGCTGGTCACAGATATCATGTCCGACGCCGACGATTCCTTCCGCAAGCGCTTTCTCTCCCTCCTGATGGCCCTACCCCCGGAAGACTGGATCAAAATCGAGCATTTTGTTGACAGTCTTCAAAAAAATAATTTGTCGAAAGACACAAAAAACGCCGAGGACGCTTGACTGTCCTTGGCGTTTTCTGTATTCTGGTAAAGGGTGGTATTTATGTTCAAGCGCCTCAAGTCCGGGAACGCATTTGACAACGGCCTAATGATTGCATACGTCGTCGCATTCATTGTCCTTCTCGTCAGCTGTCAAGCAAATACCTATACCCGGCAAGAAGTAGAGGAAATGCAGCAAGAATACGAAAGCAAGATTGAAGATGCTCGGGAATCCGGCTATCAGGACGGTTATGACGCCGGGTATGACGATGGCTATTCCTCCGGCTGGTGTGATTCTGATTCTGAGCATGAAGACGATTATGACGAAGGTCATCAAGACGGCTATATCAAAGGCCGCCATGCAGCAGAATTAGAGCACCAAAACGACTTTTCGGATGGCTATGACAGCGGATATAGTGATGGGTATCAGGACGGCTTCTCGGATGCCATCGAAGACCCCTCCAATTATAACGGCCCATACCTTCCAGACGGCCTTATGACAAAGGATCAATTCCTTTCTGGTATCTATGGGTAAGCGGCCATCACCCTACTGTTCGTAAAAAAAATAAACGGAGACGCTTGACCGTCTCCGTTTATTTTTGTATTCTGGTAGAGGGTGGTATTTTGAGTTTCCGCTATTGGCTTATGTATCTCGGTGCTTCCTTGCTTATCTATGTGGTTGCTGCTCTATTGAATCATTGGCGCATGTGCAAAGATCCAGATAATAAAACCGTTTCGGGTTCCCTCGTTTTTATTCTCACAATCATCCTCGGCATCCTTGCTTTCCCTGCAACGCTGCTTCTGATGGGGTTGGTTGAGCATCTTCTCATGAAGCGTCTTTCCGGCAAGGACGAAGAATCATACAGGCACGGATACTTCAACGGATATGATGACGGTTCCAAGCACATGCCTTACGATTCGTCCATGAAGTAACGCGGCTCTATAAAATTCTGTATTTTCCTCAAATTTTTGTGCATTTTTTCGTGCAACATTCCGGGTTTACATTTTGTCCGCCGCGGCATATACTATAGACACAGCGAAAGCTGCGAATCAAGCCTTTGGAATTGACCCCCCACGATCAGGGGAGTGCCAGATCCAAGGGCTTTTGATCGTTAATGGAGGGGTATTATGTCTAAAACCGCGATTCTCGTTGATGGCGGATTCTTCCGCAAGCGTTCCAAATTCCTTTGGGGCGAGCATTCGCCGGAAGTTACTGCTGACGCTCTGGCTACATACTGCAAGCGGCATCTTCGTGAGCACAATATCCGCCACGACCTGTATCGCATCTTTTACTATGACTGCCCTCCGGTAAACAAACAGGTTTACCATCCGCTTTACAAGCATACCATAAATCTCGGTGCGACCCCGGAATATTCCTGGATGTGCGAATTTCTCGCTTGTCTGAAGACAAAGAGGAAATTCGCGCTTCGCCTCGGCAAGCTGGATGACAGCAACACCGTGTACTCGCTCTGCTATGATACCATCAAAAAACTTTGCTCCGGCACTATTTCGCCCGCCGAATTCACGCCACAGGACTTTGAGCTTTCCATCCGGCAAAAAGGCGTGGATATGAAAATCGGCATCGACATGGCGTCCCTTTCCTTTAAGCATCAGGTCGACCAGATCGTCCTGATCGCCGGTGACAGTGATTTTGTCCCTGCCTCCAAACTCGCCCGGCGTGAAGGCGTCGATGTCGTTCTCGACCCGCTCGAACAGTCTGTAAAAGACGATCTGTTTGAGCACATCGACGGTCTGCGCTCCTGCGGCAACCCTTTCCCTGTCGAATAATTCCCCGCCGGAACGGTTTCCCGTTCCGGCGCTTATTTTATGATGTTCCGCAGGAATCGCAGGATGATTTTCAGCTGATCCAGTGTGGCCCGCTCTAAAATGTTTTCAATCTGTTCCATCGTCTTTTCCATTCCCGTCTCCATTTCTCCACAAAAACCGCGTTCTTTTTTTGTTAATCTTTGCCTCTTGTTCGTGCCTCCCAAAAGTTGTAAGATATAGGTAGGCGTCGCCCGCGCCGCTGGCCGAACAACGGCGCGGGCTTTTGCTTGCGCAGGCGACCGGGAGCCGTCTGTAACTTTAGGATAGCCTGTCCACGGTAGTCTTGTAAAGATATGGCAGTTGCTTTTTGCAGTCAGACGTCTTGCTTTTTTGGGGGGAATGACATGTTTTGAATGAAAAATTATCTGATTTGTGCCGTGAGCAGAAGCAGACGATCACTCCGCACAAAACAAATCAGGACGTCGCCGAAAATACCGACCTTTCCGTCGGCACCGTCTCCCAGTTCTTTCGCGGCGACATCAAAAATCCGTCTGTTTACACGGTCGGCCCGATCTGCCGGGAGATGGGCGTTTCTATGGATGAGTATTTCGGCATCCCGCATGATGAGCCTGCCGAGCCTTCCGAGCCTCCCGATGCTGAAAAACTCCGCGCCGAGAACGCGGCGCTTCGTGTGCAGCTTGCTCAGCATCAGAAGTCCCTGCACATGCACCGACTTGTGACGCTCATCCTCTTGGGCATTCTTTCGCTGTGTGCCCTCGCGCTTGTGGCCGACGTACTCAGCCCATCGATCGGCTGGTTCCGCGCATAAATCAAACCGCCCCGGCCCAGCGCCTGAGCGGTATCCGTATAACCTTTTGCCCTTGTGGTGAGAATCTGCTTATGAAATTTACATCTACCTGGAAAATCGCCGACCCGCTCGCGCAGTACATCATTTACCTGCGCAAGTCCCGGAAGGACATGGAGGCCGAAGCTCTCGGCCAGACCGACACGCTCAAGCGGCACCGGGCCGCGCTTTTGTCGCTGTCCGAAAGCCGCGGGCTGAACGTCGTGGAGATCTGCGAGGAGGTCGTGACCGGCGACTCCATCGCCGTCCGTCCGGAGGTGCAGAAGGTCCTGCAGCTCGTCGAGACCGGGAACTATGCTGGCGTCATCGTCATGGAGGTCGAGCGTCTGGCGCGCGGCGACACCATCGACCAGGGCATTATTGCTCAGACCTTTAAATACTCCGACACCCGCATCATCACGCCGAACAAGACCTACGACCCGAACAACGAGATGGACGAGGAATACTTTGAGTTCGGCCTCTTTATGTCCCGGCGCGAGTACAACACCATCAAGCGCCGCCTGTCGCGCGGCAAGGAGGCTTCTTTGCGCGAGGGCAAATGGATCTCCGGCAAGACGCCCTTCGGCTGGTCGCGTGAGAAGCTGCCGAATGACAAGGGCTACAAGCTCGTCCCGCATCCGGAGCAGGCCCCGATCCTCCAGCAGATCTACAACTGGTACACCGGCGAGGGCTGCGCGCGCATCGGCGCGAAGGCGATCTCCACGCGGCTGAACAGCCTCGGCGTCCCGACCAACTCCGGCAGCCTCTGGCGCGCGGACTCTGTGCTGGATATCCTGCGCAATCCGGCAAATGCGGGCTGGATCAAATCCGGTGGCCGACCGGAGACGAAGCGCATTGTCGACGGCGCTGTCGTCGTCAGTCGCCCCCGCACCCGGCAGGAGGATCTGAAGCTTTATAAAGGGCTGCACGACGGCCTGATCTCGCAGGAGCAGTACGACAAGGCCGTCGCTCTGAGCTATTCCAGCGCCAGCCCGCGCGGCAAGGGCGCATGGGGGACCGTGACGAGCCTCGCCGGGCTCGTCCGCTGCGACCAGTGCGGCCGCGTGATGGTGCGCCGTCCGTCGTCCGGCAACCGCCGTGATACGCTCCTTTGTCCCTCCTACGGCTGCACGACCGTCAGCGCGTGGTATGATGATGTGGAGGACGCTCTTCGCGGCTGGCTGCGCGAACTGGAGCTTGGCGAGGCCGCTGCGCCAGATGACACGCCCATGCGCACCGCGCTCGAGTCCTCGATCGCCGCCGACCGCAAGCAGCTTGCCAAGCTGGAGGCGCAGGAGGCCCGCGCGTATGAGCTGGTCGAGACCGGCGTCTATACGCCGGAGATCTTCCTGCAGCGCTCGCAGGCGCTCGCCGCCGACAAGCAGGTCATCGTCGACCGCATCGAGGCAAGTCAGACCACGATCACCGAGCTGGCTCGTGCCAAGCAGGCCCGCGCCCGTCTGGCCCCCGCCGTCCGCCGCGTCCTCGAGACCTACCCGCTCGCCGCATCCCCGCAGGAGAAAAACGCCCTCCTGAAAACTGTCCTGCAGAAAGTCCTCTACCATAAACAGACCAAATCCTACACCAAATCCGGCAGCGACATGCACGTCACCCTCTACCCCCTCGCGGATTGAACATTATACATTTATTCGGTACGCATGAATGAATCCCATCTAAATATAGGTTCTATAGCAAGCGGAAATCCCTCCTGGTGACAGGAGGGATTTCTTTATTTTGCGATATACTCATAATACGCCATGAGCTTCTGTTCCGGCCCCGGTCCGTCTTTATCGAGCAGGAACGCCTTTGCCAGCGCAGCGTAGAACTCCGGGCGGTTGAGGCCGAACTCTACGGCGACGGGGTAGTAGTCCGAGTACATCATGTTCATGGTCACGCCCCACGCCCAGCGCGGGATCTCGTACCCCTGAATGCCCATACTCTCGGCCACAGCCGTTGTCTGCTCCATCGTCCAGTGCGGGCCGGTCGTGCCGTCGGCGTTGCGCATGGCTGCCGCCCACTGCATGGCGGTCGCGCGGTCAAACTCGACCGTCTCCGGCTCGTCGTGGTCCTCGAGCTTATCCAGCCGGCACAGCAGATCTGTGACTGCTGCGGCCTGCTCGACCGTACGCATGGACACCGGGCACTCCGCGATCTCCCGCAGCGCGGCGTGGAGTTTGTCTTTATACGCCTGCATGATAGCACCTCATGCGAGCTTGAGCAGCCCCGTGCAAAGCTCGATCACGGAGCCTGCGGCCGTGCTGTCGGTCGTCGCCACGAGCGTGAATGTATGATTGACGCAGCAGCAGCACCCGGACAGCTCCAGATCCGTCTCCGTGTGGATCTCCGCATTGCCGGATGCCGGCAGCGTGACGCGCTTGAGCGTGCAGGGCAGCGCGACGCCGTCCATGTACCACTGCAGGGTCAGGACGCCCGCTGCCGTCGCCGCGATGACCGCATCTGCGGCCAGATGATACAGGCCGATCTTGACCGTGTCGTAGCTCTGCGGCTCGACCTGGATGGACGAACCGGAATTGACGACCTTTGCCCCGGCCAGCGTCAGCACGTTTTCGCTGTCTGCCGCGAGCAGTTGGGGCGCGTTATTAAAATATCGGACGCAGGATTTTTGATACGCCCGATTTCCATTGCCGTTATTACAAGCCATTTTCATTACTCCTTCCGTTTTGGCTTATGTGAAGGGGCATTATGCCCCGGATAGCTATATCAGGATGGGTCCGCGTCAGCCGCCGCAGCCGCACGGATTGCAGGGCGGGTTCTGGTAGTACCTGCCCAGCTGGCCGAGGATGTACTGCGACTGCATATAGTCGTTGTTCGCGGCGCGGCTCTGTGCGAGTTCGTCGCGCAGGCGCTGGTTCTCCTGCTGCTGCAGGAGCGTCCGGGTCGCCTCGCCCTCGGCGTGGATGGCCGTCTTGATCTCGCACGCGTTGATGCTGGAGTTGTAGTTGACGCCGTCGATCGCGCGGAGAATGTCGCAGCAGCACTTCTGCTGCACAGAGATGCCGCTCTCCGTGACGGACTGCAAATCGCGCAGCTCGCCGAGGATGTTGTAGGCGTTGTCCTTGACGGCGCTGGTGACGTCGTATGCGCTCTGGCGCGTTGCCGCGACACCCTCGTTGTTCTGGCGCTCGAGGGCTGCAAAGTCCGTCGCGCGCTGCACGTCGGCCTGGGTCGCCGGGGAGCTCTCGCCGCTGCCGCCGAAGCCTCTGCCCGCGAAGAGCAGGAAGAACAGCGCGATCAGGATGACAATGCCCCATCCGCCGAAGCCATAATCCTTATCCATGGTTTTCCCTCCTTTCTGGGTGGAATGAAATTTGATAGGCGCTTTCGCGCGGTATCACTTGCCGATCTGGCCGACGAGCTCGCCGACCGTCTTGTTTTTGTTTGCCTCGAACCACGCCTCAAAGCCTGGCTGCGAGGCCAGGAAGCTAAGCACCATCTGCGGGCTCTGCCCCTGCAGCGTCGTCTTCGCTGTCTGCAGCAGACCGTTCAGCAGCTTGTTTCCCCCGCCGTTTCCGCCCATCAGGGCCATAATCGGATTTTGCATTGAGCTTTCCCTCCAGTTCTTCGATTTTCCCGGCCATGCTCTGCAGGCCGGCCGTGATCTGTTTCAGCTGCTCCTGCAGCTGGTTTGCCGCCTTTTCCTCTTCTGTCGGCTCCGGGAAGATCCGGAACCGCGCGATGGTCTTGGCCGCCATGCTGTCCGTGCGGATGTAGTACAGCAGGTTCTCGGTCTCGTGCAGCGCGAGCGCGTTGTCGTTCGGCTGCATCTGCAGGTTGTTGATGCTGGCCTCGCTGGCCACGGTCAGCACGCCGAGTTTCGGCGGCTGCGGCGGCAGCTGCGGGCCCTGCGGCCGCGGCATGGGCTGCAGCTGGATCTGCTGCGCGCCGTCCATCTCCCAGCGGCCCGTGTACGGGTTGTACGCCATGCGGTATCGCCCCTTTCTGCTACCATTCTAGCGTTTCCCCGTCCCCGCTGGGGGACATTTGTGTACCATTTGTGGGACATGTGGGCATAGAAAAAGCGCCATGAGCCGTTGCTCATGGCGCTTTCTCTTTGTCCGTTTTCCCTACCAGACGGCGGGCGATATTGTAGATGTGCGGCAGGCGGCGGGAGATGGTTTTTCGGTCGACGCCGATCTCGGCGGCGGCGTCCAGCTGCGGGAGCCTGCGCACGATATAAAGATTCACAATCTGCTGATCGATTTCATCCAATAAGCCCTCGTCAGTGACGCGCTCCCAGTCGCTGCGCGTGAGGTGTTCCAGCTCCTTCGGCAGAGCCAGCCGCGCAGTTATTTGCTGTCACTCCCTTCGGCCCGCCGTCCTGGCAGGTTTTATCTCATGGCAGCAGCCAGTTTTTTCAGGAGATCATCGCCGTACTTGTAGTCGGCGAGATATTTGATCGTGTTGTCCGCAAGTCCGGCCTTTGCCTTGATGGTCTTCTTGGCGTCCTCGACGGCCTTATCGACGGTTTCCGTGTCGTAGTCCACCCACGGGAGCTTGCCGTGCTTCTTCCATACACGGCTGTTGTAGCCTCCCTTGACGCCGATGTTGCCGACGCCGGTGATCTGCACGCCATTATCCCAGATGGGCGTACACTCAACGGCCAAGCCGTCTCCGATGTACAGGCCCCAGTGTCCGGGCATCCACAGGCCTTCGCCGGGTACGAGCTTATCCCAGCCGGACGCGGATACGTCCTTGCACTTGGCGATCATACCGTCTGCGGAGACGTCCGGGACGGCGTTTCCGGCGTAGCGGGCGCCGCCGTGGTAGGCATTTTTGTTGCCGTTCCATCCCCACAGGATCCCCTTTGTGAGATTCACGCAGTCAAAGCCAAAGTAGCCCTTTCCGATCAGCCTGCGGAATCTGGCCTGCTTTGCGGCGTCGTACCAGTCCGGGTATTGCTTCGCCTTCTCAGTGATGATCCCATCCGTGACCGGAGATCCGAAGCAGCCCCACATGTACACGGTTTTGTAATTCTTCGCGACTTCGATATGCTTTTTTACAAGCTCGGACGCTCTCATAACGTAACTCATGCCCGCTCACTCCCGTACAGCTCGTGGTGCAGCTGCAGCACGGCGGCCTCGATCAGCTTATCGATCGTTTCCACGTCAAATTGAATGCCCTTCTCGGCGAGGAAGTTCACAACATACGCCTTTTTCGCCGCGCCGTCCGTCGCGGTGTACAGCTGCTCCGCCGCCTTTACGCCGATCTCGACGTAAGTGCGGAGCGTTTGCAGCTTATCCGCGTCGATCTTGGTTTTGAGCCACGGGATCAGAAATGCCGAGACGAGCGCGCTGATGAGCGCGATCACTGCCGAGATGATCTGTGTGTAGTCCATAAGTAATTACTCCTTTCGCTATTCGACTGTTTCATTTTTCTTTGCAAAAACCCGCTTGAAGGCAAGCAGGCCAAGCTCTGTGATGGTTGCCCAGCCGGTAAAGCCGAGCACGTCGGACAGGTCGACCGACGCGCCGAGCTCCGGACTGCGGATAACTGCAATTAGGACGGCGACGGTTTTCAGAGCGCAGGCCCAGACAATTACCGTTGTGATGAGCTGGAGCAGATACAAAACAATGGTTCGCGCCATTTCGCCCTTGCTCCACTTGCCTTTTACCCGCATATCTGCCTCCCAATTTATTGCGCACTGCTATGTTCGCACTGCTTCTCGAGCTGGTGCAAAAACTTTTTTACATCGCCGTTCCCGCCCAGCTTGACGTATTTCTGCCCGGCGATCAGGCGCTCGGCCATTGGCATTTCTTCCGACATGATGGTCAGCCGGAGGATCGCCAGATACTGCTCGTCCTGATGCTCCTGCATTTTCCCGAGCTTTTTGTCGATCTCGGCTAGATGCGCCTCCTGCGTTGTGGCCTTGCCGCGCTTTTTCTGTATCGCGCCGACGACGGCATTGACGACCGCCGTCAGCGCGGACGAGCCGAGCACGGCGCAGACGAGCGTAACGATGATGGTCTTGGTGTCCATGTTTTTCTCCCTTCTGCCTTGACCGTCAGCGTCCCGTCGCGGTGATCCGTGATCGGGCCTGCGCGTGCGTCATCGTCAGCGTAATGGACTTGGACGCCCGCCCGTCCCAGTCGCGGTCGATCAGCCTTCCGCTGATGTATGCCGGATATTCATTCTCCTGTACCTTCAGATAGATCATTGCCTCTCCCCGTCTCTCCTTTCCTTAAAAGCACCATGCCGCCGCGATGCCGTCCACCTCGGACGCGACGCTCCAGTCCGCTTCACCGCTCCATCCCGTTCTGCAGAAGCAGGTGGTGCTGCTGATCCTCGGCGAGCGCAGATACCACGCGCTGTTTTTCTTCCGGTTGGCCGCCGTCTGGTAATACGCGTACTGCGTGCCCTCGCCCGCGTAGGAATGTGTCTGCGTGCCCTGCACCTCGATCTCCGACAGCAGGAACAGCGTGTCCTCCGTCGTGTCGATGGCCGAGCTCGCGCCGCCTGCCGTGGTCTTCTTTGTCACGGCCTTCAGCGCGGCCACGACCTCTGCTGGCATTTTCGACTTTATTATCTTGAAACCACCAGTCGTCCGCAGCAGACAGTCTGCCCAGCCCCCAGTGTTGCTACCAGAGTTATTCATCTTGTACTCTGTCGCATAGCACGTGTGCATCTGGAACGTCAGCGGAGCCTTACCCGAGCCGTCGGCATAATCGTCGTGGTTCTTGCCGATGATGTCGATTGCGTAGGTCTTGTTGTTGATCGTCATGTTGCATCTGTCGCCGACGTTCCATGTGTTGGGAACTTGTTTCTCTTGACAGGCCTTAATAATTGCAGCCCAGCTGTTATTTCCGAACACGGGGTCGATCATGCCCAAATCTACATTAGCTGTCCCAACCACAACATCTGCCGTCTTTGTTGTGCTTGCTGTCGCTGCTGTTACCGTCCATGTTCCAACCTCATCGACTATCAACGTGCAGTTTCCACTCGCATCCGCCGTCCCAGAAACCGTCTTGCTACCCTTCGTGGCCGTGACCGTCGCACCCGCGCTGGTCGTGACGACGATCTGCAAGTCGGGCGCGCCCTCGATGGCCTGCACCGCGCTCACGAACCCATCCGGGAACGCAAGCTGTGCGGACGTGCCGCCCTTCGTGCGGATGGCGTCCGCAACCACCGTCAGGTCGGCGTTCAGCTGCGCGGAATCTACTGCTTTATCCAATGCCATCAGTAGTTTCCTCCTGTCCATTCTGGCAGCGCGGCAAGCACGTCCTGCACCAGCGCGGCCTTATCCGCCTCCGTAAAGTAATCCGTCCCCTTGACAGGCGTTGCGCCCGCAGGCCCCTGCGCGCCGGGAGTGCCCTTTTCGCCCTTCTCGCCGCGCGAAGGCTTTCCCGTGTCAGTCGTCCCGAGATACCAGTTTCCATTCGTGCCGATCGTCGGCGTCACGCCGTCTGCGCCCTTTGCGCCGGTCTCTCCTGGGTTGCCCTTTTCGCCCGGATTGCCCTGCGGGCCTTTGATGTTGACGCTGTCCGGGTTCGTTTTCCCGCCGTCGTTCGTCCAGCTGAGCGTCCCGTCCGCAGCGACCGACGGCGTGAATGTCGTTCCGGCCGCGCCGGTCCCGCCCGTCTCGCCTTGCTCCCCCTGCGGTCCCTTGTCTCCCTTATCGCCTTTCTCGCCGCGCGACGGCTTCCCGGTGTCGGTCTCGCCCAGATACCAGTTTCCATTCGTGCCGATCGTCGGCGTCACGCCGTCGGCGCCCGCCGGGCCGGTGCTGCCCGTCTCGCCCTTTGCGCCGGGGTCGCCCTTTTCGCCCTTTTCGCCCTTTGCGCCCTGCAGCGGTCCGTTGTTGACCCACGCATTCGTCACGCCGTCGTAGATGTAAATGTCATAAGGTGCAGCCGCGCCCACGCCATAGGCGTCTCCGACCTCCGGATTCTTGACCGACGCCTGCAGCGCGGAGACCGAGCCGTAATAGCCCTTGACCGTAAAGCCCGTTCCCGTATCGCCCTTCGGGCCGGTTGGGCCTGCCGGGCCCTGTGGGCCGGTCTGCCCCTGCGGGCCAGTTTCTCCCTGCGGGCCAGTCGCGCCCGTGTCGCCCTTCTCGCCTTTCTCGCCCTTTTCTCCGGGCTCTCCCTTCGGGCCAGTGTCGCCGGTCGCGCCCTTCGGACCTTCCGCGCCGGTCGCGCCGGTGTCGCCCTTCGGCCCCTGCTCGCCCTGCGGGCCGGTCTCGCCCTTTGGCCCCTGCGAGCCGGGTTCCCCCTTCGGGCCCTGCGCGCCGGTGTCACCCTTCGCGCCGGTGTCGCCCTTCTCACCCTTGACGGTCTCGACGTTGAAGTCAAATGTCTTCCCGTCCGAAAGCGCGATCGTGTACGTCGCCGTCGTCCCGCTCTGCGATTTCTTCGTGATCGACGTGATGCTCGCGCCCGCCTCGCCGGTCTCGCCCTGTGCGCCTGCCGGTCCGGTCTGCCCCTGCGGCCCCGCCGGTCCCGTCTCGCCCTTCGGCCCCTGCGGGCCCATGACCGAGCCGAGGTCTATCACGCTGCCGTCCGTCAGCGTGAAAATCAGCTTCCCCGCGTCCGTGACCTCCACGGCCTTCACCCCGCGGGAGATCAGCCCGCCGATCGTCACCGTGATCTGATTTGGAATCTCTACCCTCATGCCTGCTCCTTACTCCACGAATGCCCGATTCCCGCTCGCCAGCGTCGTCTTGTCGCCGTGCGTGTACCGGATATCGTAGGTGTACTTTCCCTTCGTGAATTTTGCCGTGACCGTCGCGTCGAAGTTCAGCGTGACCTGGTCATTCTCCACCTTCGCAAAGCTGAACGTGTGGACGGTCTGCCGCGTATCGTCCAGAAACACGACCGCCATGCTGTCCGTCTTCCCGATTGTGACGGCCTCGCCGTCCTGGTCCTTCAGGTCGAACCGCAGCACGATCGAGAACGTGTCCCCTTCGTACCACCGCAGCACCCCTTTGTCGATCCTCGGGCTCGGATAAGCCCCCGGAATTGGCGTCGCCATGCCGCATCCCTCCTTTTCATCCAGTGTAGCAGACCCCCGCGCCGGATTCACCCCACGCGCAGCAAAGCCGGGGCTTTCGCCCCGGCCCGCGGTTACTTGTACGGATTGTTTTCTTCTTTCCAGCTCGTCCCCATGGCCGCCCAGAGCGCGGCCTTCTGCGCCTTTGTCAGGTTCAGCCCATCCAGCACGGTCTGGATCCGTTCCTGTGAAACTGTCTGCGTTCCGAACTGCTTGAAGTACGTCTGCTTGTACTGCATGTAGGCGTCATAGCCGACGCCGTCCGCTGCCAGCGCGTCCATCTTCGCCTGCTCCTCGTCAGACGCCATGACGGAGTAATAATATGCCGTCTTCGCGTTCTGTGGGATGTCGTAGGCGTACAGCATGGCGAGCTTTGCATTCTTGTCGTCGACCTTCTTCATGGCGGTCACGAATGCGTAGCTTTCTCTCTGGTCGGTTCCGCCCTCGGTCATGCCCTGATAGGCGGCGGTCTCCTTCGCGGACAGCGACTTGAACCCGCTCTCCACCCAGCTCTGCGCCTCTTCCGTCGCCGTCTTGCCGAACAGCAGCGCCTGTGCCCAGCTCTTCGCCCGGTCTGCGGGATTGTCGTTATACACGGGATACTGTAAGATATCGCGCCCCTCGTTGTCCACTGTGTAGCTGCCGCCGCGAGCCGCCGCCGTCGCGCCCTGATACGACTTGCGGATCTGCCCGCCGCCGAACGGCGTCGCCAGATACAGGCCCGGCTTCAGAAGCTCGTTTCCGATGGTCTGTGCCTTCTTCGCAGGCGCCATGTCCTCGTTCTTTGCCAGCAGCGCCTTCTCGATGTTTCCGAGGTTCGGGATGGCCGACGTCACGGCGATCCTGCCGCTGTCAATGTCCAACCCCAGCGCCTCATCCACGCCTAGGATCGTCAACGCCTGCGTGCCCGGGAACTCAGAAATGATGTTCCCCTCAAGGTTCTTGATCGCCTGATACGTGCCCGGCTTCTCCTTCGTGAAGTCCCATTTCCCGGATGCTGCCGCCTGTACCGTGTTCGGCAGCTGATACCCCGTGAAATCTCCGACCGTATCATTGATGATATCCAGCGGATCCAGCGCCGCACGCCTGCCAACAATGCTCTCGTAGAACTCATTGTAGATCCACGCGCCAATGAGGAATTTGAACATCGCCTTCGCCAGCGCCGCCACGCCCTTCTTTCGTTCCTCCCGCGCCATGTCCTTGAAGATCCAGCTGAGCTCATTGTTGACCTCCAGCTGGAACTGCGTGAACAGCTTCACCAGTGGGTTCCGCGCGGAATACAGCGTCGGCGTCGACCCCTTGCTCCTGTCTGCCATGATGCCGGACGCAAACTGATCTGCCTCCTGCATCGCGCTCATCTCGCTCATGCCCCGCCGCAGATTCTGGTAATACCGCGCACGGACGACACTCCCCGTCGTGAACGTGTCGATGGATTCCATCATCCAGCCTGCGCCGGCGGAGACTTTATCCATCGTGCTCATGGCCAGCCGCCTGTAACCGCTGCGGTTGTTGATGAACGTCGACGCAGAATCCAGCCCGTCAGCGGTCTTGTAGTTTTTCAGCGTATCCCACATGCCGCGCAGCACGTCCGCCGTCGACACCTGGCTCCACGCCTGCGTAATCGGGATGACGTTTGTGAGCGCCGATCCTACGTTTGCCGCGACCATGTTCGCGCCCACGCGGGACTCAAACTTCTTCATGACGTTGTAGAATCTCCGGCCCATGAGCTTTTCCATGCCCCGGTCGAGCCGCGACTTCTTGCCCGCCAGCAGGTTTGTGTATTCGTCCAGCTCATCCACAAAGTTCGAAAGCCCATACCGTCCTTCCTTCGTCAGGTTCGTCACCTGCTCGTTGGCCTCGTCCGGATTGAGAAACGGGTTCATCATGATCGCGTCGATCCGCTGTTTCAGGCCCTCATCTGACGCCCGATACCGGATCTGCGTTGCCAGCGCCCGCAGCCGCTGAATGTCCGCCGTGTGGAAGATCACGTCCGTCGCGACCTCGATATACCGGTCAAAGCCCTGTAGCGCGTCATACGCCGTCGCGTAGCCGAGTCGGTTCTGGATGTTCGCCATGTACCGGATTCCAGGTTTGAAGTTTGCCGTGAGGCCGTTGATCGTCGCCGGCAGCGGCGACACATCTCCCTCGATCCCGGCCGCCCTTGCGAACTTCTGCAGAATGCTGCCGCCTTCCTCGTTCTCCTGGAAGTGTGGGAAATATCCCTGCAGATAATTGACCGGCTCATAGCCGTTCTCAATGCGCACCCGGTTCATATCCTGGAACAGCTTGTCGTAGACCTCATGGAAAACCTTCACGGCTGCCCGCACCTTGCCGAGATCCAGATTCGGGTTTTGCTTCTCGAATTCCTGAATCGCCGCGTTCCACTCGTCAAACGTCATCCCCCCGCGCCTTTCGACACGCGGATGCTGCTTGAGATAGTCCCGGTTGAATTCCGCCTCGCCCAGCCACTGCACCGCATAGCTCTCGGATACCAGATTTCCCTTCCGTACCTGCCGGTCGAGTCCCAGCTCCCGGATCCGGTTCTGCTGCTGCACGAGGTAATTCTTTCGCTTGCTCTCGTTTTCGTGTACGGGCCAGAAATACTTGTTTATAAAAGCATTGGCCTTTTCGTCAGAGACCTTGCCCTTCCGCGCGATATCCCGGATGTTTCGCTCCATCGTCTCGCGCTGGTACTGGATCCCCATAACCTTGTCGACCCACTTGACGGCCTCGGCTTCCGTCAGCGCCTGCTCGGCAAAGTCCCGCAGCCCCTGCTTGCGCTGCGCGTTCCATGCCTTGAGCTTCAGCGCCAGCATATCATAGTCAGCCTTTGCCTCGTAGACCTTCAGGATCTGCTGCCCGTTTTCCAGCCCTGCCACATAATCCGGGCTTGTCTCCCCGCGCAGCAGCCGGTTCACGATCTTCTGGTCGGCTTCCGTCAGCAGCGTCTTGCTCTGTGCTTTCTCGACCACTCGCCTTGCATCCTTCAGCTGCGCCCACATCTGCTTCGTTTCTTCCGCTGTCTGCGGAATAGCAAGCTTTTCTTTGGCCTTGTTCTGCGCGTCCAGATACCGCTGCGCCACGCGCAGCCCGCTCGTCAGCCGGTCAATGGATTCCGTGAAATTCGCCTGCTGCCACTTCTTGAAGCTCGCCGCCTGCGCCCCGTAGTATTCATCCAGCGTCTTCTGTACCTTCTGAATGCCGCGCGCCACATCGTAGATCTGCATCAGCTGGTCGCTCGGCGCGGTAATGTCTGCCGGGAACAGCTCCGGCGCCATCTCCTGCAATTCCTGATAAAACGAGTCGACTGCTCTGCCGTCTTTCCCAAGCGTCAGCGTACCAAACGCCGCCCTGCGGAACAAATTCCAGTCTGCAATGTTTTTCTGATCGTACTCAGAAAGCGTCAGCTTTGTTCCCTTGATGAGCGATTTCAGATCTCCGTACTGCTCGATATATTGCTGATCCTCTTCCACGCCCGCCTTGTAGGCCGTTTCAAAGAGGTCGTTCAGCTTCGCCCGGTCAAGCTGCCCGTCCGTAAAGAACGACCGCAGCGCCTCCTCGGCCATCGGCTGCAAAACCTCCCGCTTCGCCTGCCCCGGCACGCTCAGATTTTCCGCAAGCTCGTTCACCAGTCCGGACTCCAGCCGCCGCACATACTGCGCCGCCTTCTCCCCCATCAGATCCCGATACCGCCCGTCCTGCGAAGAATACCGGATATCCGGGTTCGTTAGGCTGAAACTTCCGTTGTTTGCAACCGCGGACTTCACCTGCGCAGAATCAAACACAGCCCATGCCTTCACGCCGTTCTCAACCGCCTGAACCCCGTCGTATCCATGCCGTTTTAGCATCTCTACCATCCCCGGCGTATTTATCACCTGCCACATGAGCTCCGGCTTCCCCGCCTGTTCCCATACGGCTTGCAGTTCGCTAGGTCTGATCTGTAGCCGCTTCGCAAGATCCACATAATTCCCGCTGTATCCGCCGTCAGTGTTTCCAACATCCGCCGGATTCTCCACGCGAATATATGCCGGGATAATACGATCGACGTTTCCTGCGTAAATCGATGCCTCCGGCAGAATTCGCTCAACGCTGCGCGTCGCAGTGGAGTATTCTTCCGCGTACTTGATGTTTGCAGTCAGCCAGATCGGTTTCCCGCCTACATCAAACTTTGTAAATTTCGCTCCGGCACCGTGGAACACCAGCAGTGGCTCGCCTGTCGTGTTCGTTGCCTTGCTGTCTGCGAACCAATCCCGGAACGCCGTCGTCTGCGTCTTCTCCCGCTCATCAATCAGTTTCTGCATGAGCCTCGGATTCCGCAGGAAAACGGCGTCCTTAAACACACCGCGCCCGCTCCCATCGTCCAGCATCGCAGAGACGGTCTCAAGGTTCTGTTTATCCCGCTCCGACGCCTGCCGCGCGCTGGCAGAAGAATACCGGATATCCGGGTTCGTCTTGTCGAACGTCCCGATGTTATCCGTAGCGGATTTGATCTGTGCGGAATCAAATACAACATAGAATTTGTCGTAAGCCAGATCTTCTTTGCTTCCATCATATTCAAAAATCACGCCGTCGTGCCCATGTTCTTTGGCGTAGCGAATAAACGGTGCTTCTGCAATGTTATCCGTGAATTGTTCCGGGGACAATTTCACCGTGTACGGATTTTTCATTTTGAGATAGGCTTCAATGATACGGTTTCCTCTGCGTTCATCTGCCATGCTCTCTGCATAATCCCTGCTTTCACTGAAGAAGTACGCTCCGTTCTCCTGCTGGAAAGTATTAAATTCCGCATTCGTCCCGTGGTACACCACCTTCGGTGTCCCGTCCGCATTCACGACCTTACTCGCGCTCTCCGGGTGATTCTGCCAGTCCCCAAACCAGCGCTTGAATTGTTGCGATTGTGTTACATTTTTTAACTTTGGCTTGACAGTCGACCCCTCATCCCTTATACTGGCCACAAAGCCGTTGTCAGTATCAGGCATCTTGGGCATTGGGACCCTTGCCACCTGGTACAAAGCAGCGGCTTTTACTTTGTCCACATAGAACAATGTTGTTTCGCCGTTATTGGACTTCTCAATCGCGTTTGTGAGCAGTCCCGTCACCGCATTCTTCTTTTCATAAATGCTGGTAACGGCATTGCTGTCAATGACAATCGAATTCTGTCTGCCGAACCCGTCAATGTACACCGGAATAATCACAGTTTTGGCGTCTTTGATGAACGGCAGCAGCGCAACGACGCCTGTTCCTCTCTGTGATTCAGATGCGATGATCGCGACCGGGCTTTTCATCGCACGCGGGAGCTGCTTCAACATCGGTTCCCCAATGTGATGCTCCTCATCTTTTGTGCCATTGAGTGCGTAGTCCACATGCGTCTGATTGATCGTGACCGGCAGCGCATTAAAGCCCACCTTCTGAAATACTTCCGGTGTCGGCCCTACCACCAGCGTATCATTTTTTTCGATTTTCCCGGCTTTCCAGTCGTCCACCTGTTCTGCAAACGGCTTTGTGAAATCATACTTTTCTGCTTTTGATGCAGACATCTTCGCCGGCGGTGCTCTCGCGCTGCCGGATTTTTTCTGCCACTGGCCGACCTCCATCTTCACGTCCGCGCGCAGTTGGTTCGTGCCGTAGTCCGTGCGGTTCATGCCGGCGTAGGTATCCGCGATGATCTCCTCGACGTAGGCGTCCGTGTCGTCGCCGTAGATCCCGGCGTATGCGTCCACATAGCTCTCGATCATCTCCTTTGTGATCTTGCCCTCGCCCAGCAGCCGCTTCTGGATCTTCGCCGCCATCTCCGGCCAGCGCTTGACGAGCAGGTGATATCCCTCGTGCTTCGCCAGCTCGAACGCGGAATATTCCTCGCTGTCTGCCCGGATGAGCACGGATCCATCCTCCGTCACGGCGGCATCCGCATAAAACGTCTGCCCATCGATCTCCTGCGTCAGCTGCCCGGTGAAGAACCGCGCGTCCTGCACGCCCATCGACCGGAAGAACTTTTCCGCCGCCTGGATATCCTCGCTTCTGGCCTCTTGTCCCTTCGGCATAACGCGCACTTTTTGCGCATTGTTCTCTCCGAAACCGAGATCCGAAAGCGTTACTTCATCCCAATCTTTTGCGAGATCTCTTGCACCCTGCGCTCTCTTTCTTCCGGCGTCAGCTCTTTGCTGCTGCGCTGTGCTTTGGCGAACGCCTCCAGCCTGTCCTTCGGCACGCTGACCAGCCTGCCCGACTTGTCCTTCATCAGTAGTCTCGATACTGCCATTGTTTACCCCTTTCTGCCCTGCGGCAAGGCCCGCTCGATAGGCGGCTGCCGCCACGTCCTGATTCATTCCTTCGGCGTAGCGCATCGCCCGCTGCTCACTCGCGCCGAGCCTGCCCTGCTCATAGACCTGTCCGAAGCTCTGCGCATACTGCTCCGCCGGCATGCCCGTCGTGTTCCCGTTCAGGAAATACGCCGCCGTCTGCTCGTCGTAGCCCGCTCTCTGGGCCTGCGTCTGCAGATACTGTTCCTCCTGCTGCAGCGCGGCTTCATCGAGCGCCTGCTCCGCGCCCGCCGTCTGCTGCCGGGCGTACTGCACCGGATCCAGCTCACCCATACTCTCCGTTCCTGGGATGGGTGCAAATAAGCTGTCCTGGTTATACTGCTGCTGCGCCGCCTGCTGGGCCTGCTGCACCGCCTGGACGCTCTGCTGTGCACGATTCTGCTCCTGCTCCTGCTGGTACTGCTGCGCAAGCCTCTGGTTCTCCTGCGCCGTCTCCGCCGCGCTCTTGTAGATCTGGAACGTCTTCTCGTCCGCCTCGTCCTGTGCCTGCTCCTGCCGGGCCTGTTCCTGCAGCTGTTCGAGCCTGGTCAGCGTCTCCGGCACGCGCGGCTCCTGCCCTTCGTCTACGGCCGCCTGCTGCTCCTTCGCCACCTCACGCAGCGTGTTCTCCACGGCCTTCTGCGTCACCTCGCCGCCATCGTCCACGGTCTGCTGCAGTTCCTCGGCCAGCTGGTGCGCCTTCGTGCCCTCTTCCTGCGCCATGCCATAGTCGATGACGTCCTGCACTTCGCCCGCCTCTATGACAGCTCTGGCCGTCTGCGTGACGTTTGCCTCCAAAATCACGCGGTTCACGCCCGCATACGTCCCGGACATGGCAAGGCCGGACAGGCCGCCCGCGAGGAACGAAAGGCTGTCTTCTTTTGCGAAGTCTCCGACCATCGCCGCCAGCGCCTGCACCGGCGTCCTGCCCTCTGCGATATAATTTGCGTAGGCCGTCATGACCTCACCCCGGTCATGCTTCGCCACCACGTCATACGCACGGTTTAGCCAGTTGGACGCGATCTCTTCCGCGCCTTCCGACGCGAACGACCGCAGTGCCTTCCTCCACACGGCCTTCCCGCTCAACATGTTCTCGATGATATCGCCCACGGAATACTTTTCCGTGAAGCCCTCGATCGCGCCCTCGACGATACCGTCGACCAGCGCGTCCGCGTTGGACTTTCCGTTCTGGATCCCCTCATACACGGAATCTGCCGCGACCTGCGAGCCCATGACCCAGTTCATGGTCTCCGCGATTGCGTCCTGCGCGCCCGCCCCGGCCGCACCGCCGACCGTCCCGACGAGCCCCGTCGAGACTGCCATGTTGACCGCGCTGTCCAGTGCCGACGTGCCCGCCTGATAGAGGAACTGCCCCGTCGGGTTCATCCCCTGCATCACGCTCCCCCGGATCCCGGAGGAAAGCCGCGTCGCGTTGTACGCCGGGCTGTAGATGTTCGTCGGCATATCCTCGTTCTGATATCCGCCCGCCCACTTCGGCAATACGCCGCGCAGCGATTCCACATTGCCCAGCGCCTTCGCCGGGGCTGTCACCGCCGAGAAAAGCGTTCCCATGATCGGCGTCTGCTGCCCGATCTGTCGCGCCGCCTCATCAAGCTTCTGCGCGTTGTCGTAGTCGTCCAGCACCTTCTGCCATTCCGCCAGCCGCTTGAGCGTGTCGTCGCTGTAGCCTTTTTCGTTGAGCGCCGTCTTCGCGTCGTACTTCGCATACGCCCGCACCTGATATCCGTTCAGTTCCTGCCCGCGGTACTGCCGGAGCAGATCCTGGTCTTCCTTACTCAGGTTCCCGATCGCCTCCTGTGCCCGGGCCAGCACGCTCTGGCTGTCGACCTGCGCCTTGCGCTCCTTCAGCGCGTCGATCTCGTTCTGCAGCTGCGTCACGCTCTTCCCATTTTTCGAAAGCCCGGTCCCGGAGAAATGCGTGTCCGCCTGTTCGATCTCCAGCGCCTCAATCTGCTTGTCCAGCTCCTGCGACGTCCGCCGCATGCCGCGCACCTGATCCCGCTGCACGGTCTGCGCCGCTTTTGCACGCCGGTTCTGCGCATCCACGTCCTCCCGCACCTGCTGCGTGGCCGGCGCAAACCGGCCGGCCAGCAGTGCGCTCTGTCCCTGCAGCGCCAGCGTCCCAAGCTTCAGCCCCTGCGCCGCCTCCACGCCGCGCAGATAATTCTGGTACGTCCCGTACTGCTTCTGCATGCCAGACGACCGGCTGTATTCCTGCTGCGAGACCTTCCCACTGATAGCCGCCCCCGCATTCTCCGTCTTCTTCTCCCCGCTCGCCCGGCCCTTCAGCGCGGCCCCCAGCTCGATCTGCGCAAGCTCCGCCTCCCGCACGGCGTTCTGGTATGCCATAAACGCTGCATACTGCTTATGCAGCGGATCGTCTACGGTCGTCTGCGTGCTCTGCGCGTTCTTCCCGTAGTCCGGGTTCGGCAGGCCGTACTTGCTCGCGATCTGGATCTGCTTCTGGTTCAGCGTGATTCTCCCGCCGCGATAGGCGGAGGGAGCCTGCTGTGTGCTGGCTCCCTGTCCGCTGCGGATGCTCTCTGCAATCCGCTTTTGTTCCTCTGTCAGAGTGATTCGTCCCATGCTGCCCTCCGTTACCGCTGCCGCAGATATGTCGCGCCGTAGTATTCCAGATACGCCTTGAACGTATTGGCCTCCAGCGCATTGTAGCCCTTGCTGTTGAGGTAGTTATCCAGCGTCCGGCTATCCAGATATACATTCGGGTTCTTTGCCCGGTACGCCTGCGCCGCTTTTGCAAGCGTGTTGTTCTTCTTGTCGCTCAGCTTGGAAGATGAACTGCTTCCGCCGCCTCCGCCGCCGGATTTCTTCGCCGCAGCCTGCTCCGCCGCCAACGCCTGCAGGTAGGCTGCGTTCTCGGTGTTTGCCTTCTGCGCCCAGTAGTCGAGCATCGTCGCCCACTGGCTCTGGTCCAGCGACCGTTCCGAGTTGTACGCGCTCCGCGCATCCGAAAGATCCGAATAATAATCGCTGACCGTATCCCGGTACCGGCCGTAGTCCGTATCTTCCCGGCCCTTCACGAGGCTGTACTGGTTATAAAGGTCCGCCCCCTCATCCTGATATCGCTGATATGCCTGCTGCTGCAGCTGCGGCACGATGTCGTTGAGGTTCTGCAGATACGCATTGTACGCCTGCTGCCCCACCTGCTCACCGTAGGTTGAGCCATAGCCGCCCGTGAGTGCCGCCGCCTGCCCCATCGTGTCCTGCATGGCCAGCCGCCCGAGACGCTGATACTGCTCACGGTACTGCTGGTACAGAGGATCCGTCCCCATGTCATAGCTGAATTTCTTCCGGTTCCGGATCTGGTCATACAGACTCGTCAGCTCATCGTCCCAGCGCGATTGATACGCGCCCGGCTTGCTGGCCTTGACCTGCTCCAGATACGCCTGCGCTGCCTGCACGCTGCCCGACGGCGTGTACCCGCTCTCCAGCCCGTTCAGTTTGCTTCTCGTGTAGTCCGACACGCCGGACATGGTGTAAGGGCTGTTCCTGGTCTGATAGCTGCCGCCGTAGTTCCTCGTCGTCTGGTTCTTGTTCACCAGCTGCGACTGGTAGCTGCCGTCCGCGTTCACGCCCGTGATGCGGTATGTGCCGCCGCCGGTCACGACCTCGTCGCCGGCCGAAAGCCCCGCCGGGGCCCTGCCGCCCGACTCTACTCGATATACGCTCATAGTCTCACCGCCTTAAAGCTTGAAATGTGTCGCGTACTGCTTCGGCATGTACGCCTGGTTGTAGGCGTTGAAATACCCCTGATAGTAGCTGTTGTATTTCGCCGCCTCGTTTGCATACTTCGTCGTCTCCCCGTTGGCGTCGCAGATCTTCATCCCCAGATACCAGCGGTAAATTTCATCATACGGCCACGGGATCAGCAGCTCCGTTTCCAGATCCACGTCCTCCCTGTAGCCCGTAAACGGCTCCGGTTCCTTCTCGTGCTCGTGCGTGCAGATGATATCCCGATACACGATTCCGTCCAGCTCCGACAGCCACCGGACCTTATCCGGCGTCTCGTACTGGTTCGACAGTAACCGGTCGACCGTCTCGATCGCTTCCCGAATTTTCATTTTTCCTCCTTACCAAAAGAAGGGGCATTTCTGCCCCTTCCTCTGCTTCCTGCCGTCATGGGCATTCACTTGTCAGTTGTCCGCCTGCGCGCGGCGGAAGGCTTCCTCCTCCGCCATCCGCGCGTTCATCAGGACTTCATACACCGGCAGCGGGACCTGCACGTCCTTGCCCTTCGGCACCATGAACGTCCGGCCGTTCACCGCCACGAAGCGGCTCTGCTCCTCGTTCTCCTGCCCGCGGGGCAGGTAGATCGTCTTCATGACGTTCCACACGTCTTCCTGGTTTGCCTGTACAGCCGCCGCGGCGGTCTCTTTCGTTGCCATGCTATGTGCTCCTTTCTCAGTTCGCCTCGTCCGTGCCGGAGTATGCGCTGCAGCTCTCCACGCGGACCATGCGGTCCTCGTACAGCAGCTTCGCCGCCATCTCGGCCTTGTAGCCGACGGTCGAGAACTGGTTCAGCGGGCCGCCGATCTCGTCCTTGCCCTTGACGATCATCTCAAGGTTGCCGCCCTCCGGGTCGATCATCTTGTATGCGTCCTTGCCGAGGAACAGCGTCGCGTACACGCTGTAGTAGACCGCCGGGTTTCCGTCAGACGCTGCAGTCTTGACCGGGCAGGTCGAGTTGTTGAAGATCTTCGCCTCCGTCGTCTCGACAAACCGGACGCCGTGCAGCTCGCCGATCTCACCCGAGAACAGCGGCGTGACGTCTGCATACTTGTGCGCCTCGACCCATGCGTCCGAGGACCGCAGGTCGTATGCGACCGACGGATGGATGATCGCGACATACTTGCCGTCGATCTTCGGAGCCTTCATCTTCTTCAGCGTCGTCACGGCCTTGTTGACCTCGTCCGGCGTCAGCTTCGCCGTCAGGTCGAGGCCTGCGCGGCTGGTGACTGCCGTATGCGCGCCGCCCGCTGCGACCTTGTCGCAGTACTGCACGTTCGAGCCTGCCACGACCGCGTCGCGCACGCGCTTGTCGATGGATGTACCCGCGGAAGCGCCGAGCTCTTCGGTCGCACCCAGGATGACGTTGTCCAGCGCATGCAGCTCCAGCTGGTCGGAGACCGTCACGTACAGGCCGATCTGCTTGATCGCGCCGGTCGTGCTGGTCTGGCCCATCTTCTGGCCGGTCGGGATGACGCCTTCGGTCAGCTCCTCCGCGTCCTTCAGCGTGTTCCACTTGCGCCACTCGACGGTCTTGCCGTGGTTGCGCGGCAGCGCCTGACGGCCTGCCAGCTGCGCATGCACGAGGTTCGGCCGTGCGTTCTCGAGCAGCTGCGTGTCGTAGAACGTCTTCATGGTCGGCGCGAGCGTGTCGTTGCCGCTGAATGCGGTCGTCTGACCGGTGCCTGCGTTTACGTAGTTGCCGGTCGCGTTGACGAGCGTACCGGCGTCAGCAAAAAACTGAAATCCGACTTTGGATTTAAACATAGCTTCTTATCTCCTTTCTCAGGGGATCACTCGTTCCCCTCTTGCCGCGCGGCGGCGCATGTCCTCCACCTCCGCGCGCGTCCATTTCGTCTTCATCGGGACGGTCGTGCCGCCTCCCGCGCCGGAGCCGATCTCCTGCGGTCTGGCTCCCTGCGCCTGAATGGTACGCACCAGATTGTCCCGCGTCTGGCTCGCGACCGCCTGCGTTCTCGCCGCTTCGATCTCCGCCTGATGCAAAACCTCAAAGGCCGTCTTTACCGGGACGCCCGCTCCAAGCAGTCTTGCAAAATCCGGATTCTGCATTTCCGTCTCGAAGTCCGCGCCGTACCGCGCCGCTACATCCCGCTCGAAGTCTGCCTGGATCCCCGCGAATGCCTCTCGCATCTGGTATTCCTGCAGCTGGCGCTTCATGGCCGTGTTCTCGGCCCGGCCCGCGTACTCCTTTTTGAGTGCGTCCGTCGTCGTGCCCTTCTCCATGGCCTCCGCGCTGTAAAGCCGCTCGTCAGCGGAGAAGCGCTGCGCCAGTGCTGCAAAATCTGTCTTTCGCGGATCCGACGTGTCGATCCCATAGAGCGCGCCCAGCTGATCAATGATCGGAGCCATGGCCTCCGCCTGCCCCTTGTACTGGTTCAGCCCGCGCACCCGCTGCTTGACAACCCTCTGCACAGCAGAGTCAAAGTCCTTCTTGAATCTTCCCTGAATCAGGCTGTCAAATGTTTCTTCCTGCTGCGTACCCTGTCCCTGAGCGTCCGGGACGTTGACCGGCTGCTGCTGCACCTGCGCCTGTGCGGCTGCCTCCTGCCCGCTCTGCTGACCGGCGGCGTCAGCTGCGTTCGTCTGAACGCTTACGCCCGTGAATTCGCCTTCCATGCTATAAATTCCTTTCTGGCGTTTATTCTAAAATCATCGTAGCACAAACTTTTCCCAACTTCACCCCACGCCGCGGCAGAAATAATCCCGCCAGAACGGGCCGCCGCAATCGGCGGTTCTTACCCCGGCTGTGTGCTTTCTTCCGACTTTTTGCGCGCATTCTCCACGATCTTCGGCTCCTGCGCCTCGCCCGTGCTGATCTCCGGCTTCTGCGCCGCTGCTGTGCTCGCCTGCGGGACGGCCTGTCCGCCCTCCTGCAGGATCTGCTGTGCCAGCCCCTCACCCATGGCCGGATCGTACCGGTCTGCCAACGCCAGCGCCAGCTGCTGCCACTCGACCAGCCGCTGCTGCAGGTCCGCGTTCTCCTGGACCTTCTGGATGATTGAGTCCTTCCCGTCAAAGTCCATCATGTCCAGCGTTGCAAGTGTCTGGTCCACCATCTGCGGGTTGAAGAACCCCAGCTGGAAGAACTGCAGCGCCAACTCGTTCTGCGCCATGGACGTGTACTCGCTTGCCTTCTGCGCCGATACCTCAATGTCGAAGACCGGTTTCCGCAGCCCATCCGGCTGCCCGTTCGCGCCGTAGAGCGTCTGCGGCTGCAATCCCTGATTGCTGTACTGTACGAACTGCTCTGCCCCTCGCTTCCCGATGATCCGGAACTGCCGCGGCAGATCATAGAACTGCCGGATGCGCTCAATGACCATCCGGATCATCCGCGCGTAGGCCCGGTAAGCCGACTTTGTGGAGTCCTTGCTGCTCCTGCCGGATGCCTCCTGCAAGGCCGCAATGGCCGAGGCTGCCGTCACGCCCGAGTTTGTCGCGCCGTTGTTGACGTCCGTGTTTCCCGTTGTCCACTTTAGCTCCTCGATCTTGTTCTGCAGAATGGCGATATAATTGCTGTTGAGCATGTTGACCTGGATCGGCTGCAGACTGTCCTGCCCCAGATTCCCATCCACATGCACGAACGGCTTCGTCCAGTCCGCGAATTCCTGCTCGTTGACCGACCCGTCCGACCGCTTGAACCACCGAGGCGTCGTCGTCATGATCGCGTTCTTTACGATCGCCTGATTCATCCGGTCGATCTGCTCCTGCGTCGACTTGCCGATGTCGATATACCCATACCCGGCAATGCTGCCCTCCACCGGGAACAGCGCGTCGACCACAAACGGATATTCCCCGTCGTCATACAGGCCCGTCTCCGCCATGGGCCGCCCGACCGGCTGCTGCACAATGCTCCCGTCCGGCAGCGTCAGCGTGTCATATTTCTGTTCCGTATCGTTCTCCGTCGCCTGCAGGATGGTGTCGCCCACCAGCTTCGCGAAGTGCAGCACCTGCCGTCCGTTCTGATATTTCTTGTAATACCAGTCTACCACCATCGACTTGTTGTCAAAATTGATGACGTCGTCCGTGTTGTACTTCTGCTGGACCTGCGGATTGGAGTTGAGCTTTCCCCGCAGCTCCGGGTACTTCTCGACCAGCAGATCGTTGTCCACCATCTCCGTCAGGAAGATGTTCTTCGACTTCTGCAGATCCCGCACGCCCGGCTCCCAGAAGAAAGACAGAATATCTACCGGCTGCACCGAGATATCCCCGAGGCCGTTCAGCTTCGAAGAATCCCACTTCACGTGCCAGATGAGCGTGCCCTGCTTGAGCTTCGTCCACTGGCTGTCCGAATAGACCTCTTCGAAGTCGTTCTGTTCCAGAATGACCGGCAGCACCGAGGAAAGCTTCGCCGCCTCCTCCCGGTCGTCCGGTTCCCGCGGGCGGATGGCCGGGGCCGGATAGGCCGCGATCGCGTCCGCGTGCTTGCCCATGATGACGTTGAAGAGCCACGCCGACGTCCACTTGTCATCCTCCGGGTTCCCTTTTTGGATCCGCTGCCAGCTTCGCATGCGCCACCAGTCCTCCGAAGCAATGACCCGCGCCTCCAGCGCACTTTTGCCCTGCCGGTATTTCTGCAGCGTGTCCATGGCCTTTCTGGCCTGCTCTTCGCCGATGGCCTTTCGCGCCGTCAGCCCGCTCGCCGTGTCATTCTGCATGGTCGTCTGCATCTGCTCTGTCTTCATTGTCCGCTTCCTCCTTCCGCAGGTCTTCCGCCGTGAGTCTTGCCACTTCGTTCTGGATCCCGTCCAGCACAAAGCCCACGATGACCGGCGGCAGCCCCGCCTCGTTGATGGCCTCGATCAGCCGCCCCCGCAGCTGCACCACTGCTTTTGTGATATTCATAGCTCCTCCTATCCGTTATAGCTGCTGATTGCCCGGTTGAGCGCTTCCTTGAGCGCAGAATAGCTGTTTGCAAAGTACGTCGCTTCCAGCTTCGTCCCTGCCGATACCGTGCTGACGCTTCCCGCGCCTGCCAGATTCCCGATGGCGTTTGCCGCCTCGTTGTAGATGGCCGCCGTGATCGTCTGCCCGGCGTAGGCCGTCGTGAAGGAAATGCTCCCGTAGCCTCTGGCGGCCCGGACCTCGTTGATCTTCTCCGTCATCCGGTTCCAGCTCGCCGCCGTCAGGTATGTCACGGCCTTCCCCGCCGCGATATACGACGCATCGTCGCTCGTCCACGCGAAGGCCGCGATCTGTGCCTTCGTCTTGCCGGATACGGTGTTGGACGTCTTCGAGTCCGTCCCTGCCTTGTTGACGATCCAGAAATAATACGTCGTGCCCGGGTCCAGCCCCGAGACCGTCACCGGCGAGCTGCCGATCGACTGCGAGCCGATGGCCGTATAGCTCGTCTTTCCCCAGTATAGCGTCCAGCTTCCGTACCCGCCGCCGTTTTTGTCCCACGTGACCGTCGCCGTGTTCTTCGTCAGTGTGACCCCGCTGATGTATGGTGCGACTGCCGTGATCTTCGTCTTGTAGTACACGCGCACGGCCTGCCCGCTCGTAATGGGGATCGTCTCCGTCGCCGCGTGATTTGTCGCATACCCTTCCGACGCGAGCCTGAAATACTGGAATTCATACTCCTGCGAATACGTCTGGTACTGCGTGCCGGACATAGACAGGAAAAACGTATTGCCGATCGTGCCGGAGACGGACCCGTCTGCCAGCGTGTGCTGCCCGTCCAGGTAGTTGTAGATCGGAATCGTTGTGGTTTTGCTCTGGTAGTAGACCTTGACGATCTGCCCCTCCTGGATGGGGATCGGGTAGCTCGCTCCATGCTCCGTGTTGTAGTTCTGCGACGAGAGCCGGAAGTACAGGAAATGATACTGCTGCGAGTACGTCTGATACTGCGTGCCCGCGGCCGAAATGTAAAACGTATCTCCGATATCGCCTTTGAAGGACCCGCTCGCCAGCTGCGTCAGGTTATCCAGGAAGTTTAGAATGCTGACCGTCGCCTGAGAGGTCGACTGTGCCAGCGTCCGCACGCTGATGGAGTTTGTCTCGGCGACAAGCGCCCCCGTGCTGCTGTTGTAGATCCGCACGCGGCAGATATACAGCGTGTCCGGTGTCAGACCAGTAATGACCCGGTGGGCCGTTGTCGTGCCCGCAGTCGAGTCCGTCACCGTCGCCATGACCTGTCCCGCAAGGATATATTCATATTTCCGTTTGTACTTCGTCGTTGACGACATACCGGATACCGTCAGCGTGATACTTGTCGGCGTACCCGATGCGCCGGATAGCGTTGCCACTCAGACCACCTGCCTATCCGAAGACCGGCGTAATGCCGCTTACGCCGCCGGAAGCGGTAAACCGGATACTCCCGTCCGATTTTATCTGCATACTGGCTGTCCCAGCCGCGTTCTGCAGATACACATCGCCGCTTGTCGAGCGCACGCGCACCGCCGGGCCGGACAGGTCGACCGCATAGGCCGCCGAGCTGGAGGACGTAAACTGCAGACTGCCCTCCGCGCCGCCGATCGTGCCGTTCGAGAAGTTTGTGCCCGCGATCTCAAGACCGTTGCTGATGATGTTGATCTCATCCATGATCTGCTTGAGCTTCTTCTGGATGCTCGTACCGTCGAGCTTCAGATCCGTCGCGTTGATCGTTCCGCCGATCTCAGCCCCCGTGCACGTCAGCTTGCCGTTCGCGTCGACCTTGAATTTGTCCTTGATGGAAAGCCCGCTCGTGCCGAAGTACATGCTCGCGCTGCCCCCAAATTCATTGGCCGTGCGGTAAATGCTGCTTTCCGAGATCGTCCACGGCCCGAAGGTCGAGTCGGCTGCCGCCGTGATCTTCCCCGACAGCACCGCCCCCGCCGCCTCCAGCGTCCCGGATGGGAAATGCAGCTTCTTGTCGCTTAAATACGCGACCTCCTGCCCGTCCTGCCAGAAGCTCACCCGGTCCGGCGTCACCGTCACCAGCTCGTTCTTCGTCTGGTCGATGACCCGTTCGCCGCCGTCCGTCACCGTCGTCTCGATGTTCCCCACGCCCACGCCGTACACCGGCACAGCGCCCTTGTAGTAGAGCAGCCCCGTCTTGATGTACTGCTGCGAGTTCACCGAGAACTGATTGTTGACGCCCGCCGTGTAGTCATACAGCTGCTTGATGCCGACGGAGTTTCCCTCGATCGTCAGCTGTGTCTTCTCGAGATACTTTCCGAAGTCCGAGATGGCCACATAGCTGCCGGACAGCTTCGTCGACCACGTCTCCGAGTTCGCCGCGGCGAAGTCCGCCGTCTTGATGATGAGCGCTTTCAGCGCTCCGTAGCCGGCGAG